CAATATTTACATTATCAACATTTAAAACAAATGGAGGGCAGTTATTCCTAAGAACAGATAGTGGAACAGTTACTTTAACAAAGAGACAGATAAGTATCCATAGAATATCAAACGGTCAGATATAATATGTTTGATTTAATAATAAAGTGTTTAGATGTTGATGGTATAGATGGTGAATCTGTAAACATTGACAAGGCAAAAGGAATGTATAAAATGCATACCAATATAAGAGATAGTTGGAAACAATATAAACAGAAAAAGAAATGGCAGTACAAGAAATAATTGTAAGACTTGTTGTAGAAGATTCGCAATTAGAACAAACTGAAAAGGATATTAAAAAATTAGGTGGTTCTATTGAGAAAGTAGAAAAAACATCTAAAAAAGCAGGTTCTAATTTATCATCTTCTTTTGATAAAGCTGGAGATGCTGCTAATAATTTACAAGGCGGTGTTGAGGGTGCTATAAGTCAAGTAAGAGTTTTAGGAAAAGCTGCAAAGACAAGTGGGAAGGCAATGCGTTCAGCACTTATATCAACAGGTATAGGTGCTTTAATTGTTGCAGTTGGTTTCCTGGTTTCTAATTGGGAAGAAATAGGTGTAGCGGTTGGTTTGATAAATAAAGACTTAGAAAATCAGCACGACTTACTTAAATCTAATTTATCTGTTTTAGATTCTGAATTAAGTTTACTAAAGAAACAAGGTAAATTCAATAAAGACAACAACCTTAGTAATAAAGAAAACATACACAGTCAAAGGCTATTATTAATTGAAAAGAAACGTATTCTAGCATTAGATATAGCTAATTTAGAAACACAATTATTAAAAGAACAAAGTGCTGCAAAAGAGTTAACTTTTTGGCAAAAACTTGTTAATTTTCGTTCTGGAAATGCAGGCAATGTAACTGCTGGTGTAGTAGATAAGGAAGAACAAGTAAGGATTGACGACTTAATAAAACAAATAAACGTTTTAAAAGGTGCTTCAATAGATGCATCATTAGAATTTAAAAACATTGGTAAAGAACCAGATGAGAAAAATAAACCAAAACCAAAAGGAAAAGTAGAGCCAAGAGATAAAGCGGTTTCAGTTGATGCTGGTATTGAAAGCGGTATAGCTGATCCATTTAACGAGCAAAAAGAAAAAGATGCTTTAAGACTTCAAGCGTTAAGAGAGGGTACAGAAGAATTTGCAATAGCAGAGCAAGAAAGAATTGATTTAGAAGTTGAAGGATTAGTAAGAAATGCAGCGATAGAAAACCAAAAAACACAAAATGAAAAAGATGGTGCAGAAGCTAGGGTAAAGATAGCAGACGCAGAATTTCAAGCTAAACAAATGCTATTAGATGGTATTAGTGGTTCTTTAGATGCAGCAAGTGAATTAGCGGGTAGAAATACGGCAGCAGGAAAAGCGTTAGCAGTAGCATCAGCGTTAATAGATACCTATGCAGCGATAGCAGGTCAATTGAAAGCGTTTTCTGGTGTTCCAGTTCCAGGATTTGCAATAGCACAAGCAGTAGCAACAGGTGTAGCTGGGTTTGCAGCGGTTAAAAATATATTATCTGTAAAAGTACCTAATGAATCTGGTGGTGGCGGTCAAGGTGGATCATTTAGCGGAGGTGGTGGAGCATCAGCACCATCCTTTAATGTAGTGGGTACAAGTGGTGTAAATCAATTAGGGCAAACATTAGCTAATGATAATACACCTATAAAAGCTTATGTTGTAGGTGCAGATGTAACAAGTCAACAAGAATTTGATAGAAATATAGTTGATACGCCAAGTATAGGATAAAAAAAAGGGCTAGAAGTAACATCTAACCCTTTTTAACTCAACTATTAATCTAAAACATTATGAAAAACTAATTCATTCAAATATAACACTTTTTATTTAATACACAAGTTTTTTTTTAATCTTTTTGTACAGATGTATCTTTTTTACGTTATATAATTGTATGAAAGTATATGAAGCAGTTTTAGGTAATGATGAAACACAAGGTGTTTATGCATTAAGCGTTGTAGAAAACCCTGCAATGGAAGATGAATGGATAGCATTAAGTGAACATCCTCAAAAAATAGAATTAGCACAAGTAGATGAAGATAAGCGTTTACTTTTAGGTGCTGCTTTAATTCCTAATAAACGTATTTACAGAAATATTAATGATAACGAGTTTGAAATGTTTTTTAAAGAAGAAACAATAGAACGTTTATCTCATAATTTCTTTAAGCAACAAAAAAACAATAACTCATCTTTAGAGCATGAATTAAAGCTAGAGGGAATGAGTGTTGTTGAATCCTGGACTGTTACCGATCCAAAAACAGATAAATCTGTAAATTTTGGTAAACAATATCCTAAAGGCACATGGGTAACTATGATGAAAGTGGATAACGATGATATGTGGGCAAAAGTAAAGAATGGAGAAATTAAAGGTTTTTCTATTGATGCTTTATTAGGACTGGAACAAATAAATTTAAAAACAGAAATACAAATGACAGAAGAAGTTAAAAAAACAATCGTTGATGAGGTTATTGACGGTGTTAAGGCTCTTTTCTCTACTAAAGAGGTTACTAAAGAAGTTGAGCAGGTAGAAGTTCAATTAGAAGAAGTAGCTGAAGAAGTAGTAGAAGAAGAAGTTGCAGAATTTGATAAAGAAGCGTTTATGGCTCAAGTTATCGAAACTGTAAAGACTGAATTTTCAGAACAATCAGAAAAAGCTATTGAAGATGTTAAAGTTGAATTATCTACTAAAATAGATGAATTAACAAAAGAAAACGAAACTTTAAAAGCAGAATTAAACAAACAACCAGAAGCAGAAGCAATAGTAGCGAAGCCAGAGGTTACAAGAAAACAAGTAGAATTAAGTAAATCAGCAAGTATTAAGGATAGAGTATATCATAATCTTGCATCAAACCTTTGGAATTAAAAAAAATATAAACAATGGCAACAACAGAAACAGTATCAAGTAATTACGCAGGTGAAGCGGCAAATAGATTCTTTTCGAGTGTATTATTATCACCAACATCAATAGCTAATGGTGGCGTATCTCCAATGGGGGGTATTCGTTACAAGCAGAATTTACCTAAATTAGATTTATCTGGTTTAATTGCGGATTCAACTTGTGATTTTACACCAGTAGGAACAGTAACACGTTCAGAAAGAGTTTTAACAGTAGAAGAATTTGAGGTTAATCTTAAATTATGTAAATCTACTTACAGACCAACTTTTGACAACATGAGAGCAACAGCACACGCTGATTTAGCTCCATCATTTGCCGATCATTTAGTAGGTTTAGTAGGTGGTAACATTGGAGCTTCAAGAGAAGAAACAATTTGGAGTGGAACGGCTGGAACAACAGGGGAATTTGATGGTTTTGAAACTATCTTTGCAAATGTTGCTTTAGTGCCACACGCAGCGGTAACAGGGACTACATTATCAGCAGCTAATATTATTGTTGAATTAGGAAAAGTAAGAGATGCAGCAAGTACTGCTTTATACGCTAAATCTGATTTTGCGATTCGTATTCCAGTATCAGCTAAGAAATTTTATATTTCTGCAATGGCAGCTTTAGGATATATGGACAAATTTCACGTTGACGAATCTCCACTAAACTTTGAGGGTATTCCTTTAATTGTTTGTGCAGGTATGAGTGATGATATTATGTTTGCAACTTACTCTAATAACTTATGGTATGGATTTGGAGAAGCTTCAGATGCTCAAAGTGTAGATGTAATCGACCAAAGTCCTTTGGATGGATCAAACAATGTAAATGTAGTAGCTAAATGGGCTGATGGAATCCAAGTAGCAACTCCATCTGATGTAATTATATACGGAATTACACAAGCGTAACAAATAATTAATAATTATATAAACAAGGGTGGTGTAGATATTCTACCTACCCTTTTTTATTAAAAAACAATAAAATACTATGGCGTGTTTACTCACAACAGGAAGAACTGAACCATGCAAAGATGCAGTTGGCGGTTTGAAGTCAATTTATTTCTTTGACTTTGTAGAAGATTCTTTCACAATTACAGGCGGAGAAGCTACCGCAATGAATGTATTAGTTACTGAAGCCTTTAAATATGACTTATTAAGTGATGATAACAATTTTGAAGAAGTTGGAACGTCAGACCAAACAACAGGTACTTATACAGTAGCACAAACGTTAACAGCATCTTTAAAGAAACAAGACGCTGCAACAGCAAACGAAATTAATTTACTATCAAAAGCTAGGCCAGTAGCAGTAGTTCGTGACAGAATGGATAACTATAAAGTTATTGGAATTAGTGATGGATTAGTAGTTAGTGGTACAGGTTCATCTGGTGGTGAAAAAGCAAGTTTCAACGGTTATACTCTTACTTGTACTGCAACAGAAATAGCATTTGCACCAGCATTAGATGCAACGGCTTTATTAGCATTTGAGGCAATAGTTTCAGCAACGGTTATTAACCCTTAGTTTACCTTTATATATAGATAGAAAAGGCTATTATTTAATTATAATAGTCTTTTTTTATACAAAAAGGTTGTTTTTACGTTATATAAGTATGAATGTATTAACAGCATCAGAAACCACACATAATATCTATATAACACCTAGATATTTAAACATAGATAACGATCATACGTTGTCAATAAAAGATGATGGTACTTTAATTTCGGTAACACCATCACTAACTAAGGTAATAGAAGATGGTTATATAAGATATACATTTGATTTAACAACATCAGAGGGTAAAAGTTATGATTTTACAATAACAGATGATACAACTACAAACGTATTGTATAGAGGTCAGTTTTTCGCAACAGACCAAAACCCACAAGACTATAAAATAAATGGATAATTACACAAGAAAATCAAACGATTTAGAGCTAATACAGTTATCAAACTATGTTAAGCCAGAAATCAAAGAGTATTTGGGCAAAAAGTGGGTTCTAAATGGAGATAAAAATTCTTTTTTTAGATATATTATTGATAGATATAACGGTTCTGTAACTAATGAAAGCGTTATAAATACTTTTTGTGAGTTGATTTACGGTAAAGGTATTTCTAAAAATGGTGAAAATGAGGTTTACGAAGAATTAAACGAGATATTCAACAAAAGGGAACAAAAAAAATGTATTGCAGACAGAAAGATATTCGGTCAGTATGCAATGCAAATACTAAGGGCTAAAGGTGGTGGTATTGCTAAAATACTACATTTACCTATTGATAAGTTAGGAATGGAATTAGCAGATGAAAAAGGCGTTATTAATAACGTTTATTATTCTGATGATTGGAGAAATCCTAATAAATATGTACCTACAAAATACCCTATCTTTATGGGTAAAATGACTGATAGCATAATGGTTAAAATGGTGCAACCTTATAAACCAGGAAAGTTTTATTATTCTGATCCAGATTATTTAGCATCATTACAATACGCAGATTTAGAAGAAGAAATAAGCAACTTTAGTATTAATCACATCAAAAACAATTTAAGTTTTGGTTATGTTGTTAATATGAATAATGGAGGTGCTTTAACTCCAGAGCAAAAAGATAAAATAGAATTTAAGATAAAACAGAAGTTAACAGGTAGCTCAAACGCTGGTAATTTTATATTAAGTTTTAACGATTCTAAAGATAACGAAGTAACGGTAATTCCTTTAAATTCAAACGCAGAAGCTCACCAGCAATGGGAATCTTTACAAAAAATAGCAAGTGAAAAAATTATATTATCACATGGTGCTTTTCCAGCTTTGTTTGGTATTGAAACATCTAATGGATTTGCAAGTAACGCTGATGAATTAGATGTACAGAGTAAGTTGGTTCAAGATTATCAAATTTCACCTATTCAGAACGAATTTATAGATGAATT